CTCCAGCCGCAAAGCATAGAATAGAGCTGAAGTGTAGAAAGACTCACTACGACACCCTATTACTCGAAAAAAAGAAGTATGACGCTATGATAGAAGAGACCTCTAAACACTCAGATGCTGCTATCTATATAAATTCAACTCCTAAAGGTATCTACCTATTTAACCTTCACGATATAACACCTTATTGGACAACTCAATATATCAGGGCTACGACTGAGTTTGGCAATAGCAACCGAATAGCTAAAGAGGTTATGTACTTAAACGTATTCGACTCTCGAATACTTACTACCTTTTAATCTCAAATATTTGCTAAATAAGTAAACTGCCGTTTTATAGTGTAATTGCGCTCATATTTCAAGCATTGCGCCTATAATTTTTGAAAACGCACAATATATCGGCAAGGTTTATTGTGCAAAATTAAGTAGTATAACTCCGACATTATCCGAATTAAAAGCCTTAATGCGTCATATATCCAACATTAAAGCATATAAAAGTACCTTATACTACACTTTAGGTTGCAAATACGTATAATACCGCATAATTACGTATCAAAAGAGCATTTTACTGCACTTATTAAAAAATAAGTTTACTAACGTTCCAAGTTTTACCAATTAAAATTAAAGCTTCTTTTAAGTCTGAGTCTTTAGTTATCCAAACACCTTTATAGTAAGACTTCTCAACTCTGCAAAGCCTTAAAGGTATATCAGAGTTATCGTCTGTAAAATTATGTACTACTTTTAATACTATACTTTTATCAGTATGCCAAGAGTCGCAAAGACGCTCTAATAATAAACGCTGCCCAGTAGGTATATCATTACCTATACGCTTAACCTCTATTAATATTAAAACCTGGTTATCGAACTCTAATACTGCGTCTATGTCTGAAGGGTGTATTTTGCCATTTTGAATACCGCTAAAATCAATAGCTTGCTTTACTTGCTTACTATTCCTAATTAAGCTCACAACGAAGCTCATAACGCTATAAATAAAAAGAGGGTTACAATAGCAATAAAAGAGATAGTTCGATTTGTCTTAATTTGAGTCTTTTGCTTCTCGTTATCTAAATGCAGACCCATATTCTCGGCGTCAATAGTATATACAAGCGATTGTAGCGACTCTATATCTTTTTTGGAACTATCTATTACCTGATACAATAAAACCTCTTTAGAGTGGCTTAAATAAGCTTGTTCTATTAAACTATCCTTTTGCAGTAGCTCAATATAGACCCTATCCATTTGAGGTATAGTTATGCAGATAGTCGTATCTCCAGCCTCATCTATTAATACGGTCTGCGAATAAGCTAATTTTGTTAGTAGTAGAAGCGTTACGATAAGTATTGATTTTGGTTTCATATTTTATTTTAATTGTATCGGATTTAAGTTTAATTTTTTCTATTTTTTGGTAAATGGTATCGGTGTTACTCAGAGTTATAACTCTTGGAGCTGGCAAAGCTTTCTTTTGCTTTATATTTACCAAAGTCATAATAAATAAGGTAGCGGATATAACTACTATTAGTGTTAATTTTATATTTAGTCTCATTTTTCTATGGTTAATTCTCCTATTGGTAAAGATAATGTGTCGTGGTCTATGCTATCTATTATTACGTTAAAATTATGGACTGCTCGGGCGTGTACCTCTGAGTCTAAGCCTTCTACGACTTCGCTCTGCTCCTTTGCCCAAAGCTCGAAGGAGCGTATAGACTTTCTAAAGCCATTCTCAGGCAAGCCCACCGCATCAGCAGCGGTGAGCATTCTAACGCTTAGTAAATATAGTTCTATTGCTGGCTTCATTAATACCCTAACTCTTTTTTAATATTCTCGCTTATAACCTCTTTGCGGTGCTTGCGTTTAACACCTCTTAGCTCCTCGTTATTTAACTGGGCTTTACGGTTAGCTCGTAAGATAGTTTCTACTGCTTTGTAATGCTCTGCAATTATTAGGGCGGATAGTACGTTAATTCCGTACACCTCTTGTAATGCTTTACGTATTAACTTTTTAAAATTGTCTCGAGTCTCAGGGTAATCCCTTAAGAGCTGCTCTACTTGTTTAGTTGCGTTTTTCATTTTATTAATTGAATTATTTTATTGTAATCTCTTTGCATTAATTTATTGCTTTGTAAAAGGTCTGTTATTTTATCTATGGCGTGTAAAACCGTAGAGTGGTCTTTGCCTCCGATATAAGCTCCTATTTCTTTTAAAGTTGATGAGGTGTTTTGCTTAGAGAGGTAACAGAACATATGTCGAGCGTCTACAAGGTTACGAGGGCGTTTAGTGCCTCTTATATCCTCTTTAGTTTCGTTGTAGTACATTGATACTATCTCCATTATCCTCTCAAAGTATAGCGGCTCTCCGTTGCTCATTTGCATCGTAGTACCTAAGCTATGCTTATTTCTCATTATTTCTATCCTTTCAGCCATATACCCGCACTTTTTTAAGGCTTTCTCGTAGTCTGCAATTAGCATTCCCATAGCGATTATAGTCTGCTTGGCTTCGCCAAGCTCTCGCTTCATTATTCTCTCACTCATATTAACGTCTTTATGTATTCTCTTGAAATTTTTACTCTCTCTATTAATTTGTCTATCACTTCTATATCGTATTCTATGTTAAAAGTCTTTATACGATATTTACTCTCTACTTCTGAGTAGTCTTGCGGCTCTTCGTAGCTTAAATGCTCGGGAGTGTTCATAAGTACGTAGCAAAGAGTCGCTTTTCTCTTACCGGTTAAGTGCATATAGACTTGTAGCTGGTAGAAATAATCCGAGTTTGGTATCTCATCCTCAAACAAAGGGAAGGTAAAGCAGTCCCAGCTACTCTTAATGTCTACTATGGTATCCTCGAGTATTACGTCAGGCGTACCGCAGAAGTAATCGTCCTCAAAAAACTCTTCATTTTTTATAGCGAATAACCATCCAAGCTCTGCGGCTGCGTAGTCTATTGCTGAGTCTTCTACTTGGTTGCCTTTGTCAAGATACTTGCTTTTGATTTGCTTGCGTATGCCGTATATCTCAGACTTTAACCACTCCTCTAAATGGCTTTTAGTAGTTTGACTTAGTACCTCGCCTTTAGAGCGAGGGTTAGTCATAAGTTTACCAGCTGAGGAAGCTCTTTGCTTAAATTCCTTTAATTGCATCTTCGTATTTAGTTGCGTTTACGTTACTGATAGAATAATGCTCTCTTAATTTTGCAAGGTTTATGCCTTTAGCGAGTGCAGCTTTCCAAGTATTATCTCCTTCGTTAATCCAAGGCTTAGTACTTTTTACAGCTTGGCTTGCGGAGTTAGCGTCATCATCCTCCGCTTGTAAGCCTAAAAGACTTTGTAGGGTGTATCTTCTATAATACGTAACCGCAGAGCCTAACTTTTGCGGGTCATCCATATTAGGCAAGGCTATTGAACTTGTAACGCTCTCTCCTGAGTCAGTATCGATAATTTGCGAGGTCACTTCTCCGTTAATTATAGGTTGTAATAGCAGTAGACCATTTTTTTGTAAAAGTGGCTCTGTGTGTCTTAAAAGCCCGTTTATATCAAAGTACTTAGATTTAAAAAAAGGGTTTGTTTCGTCTTTGGAGATAGCTCCTATCTCTTTTTTGACTGCGGCAAGTTTGTTGTATATTGTCATTTTTGTTTATTTTTGCTGAGTTATTGTTAATGATTGTTTAGGGAGGTGGCTTTGGCTGCCTCTTTTTTTTGGTAGTAATCTGCTAAGGTTTTGCCGTTATTGTTGGCGTTACGTATAGCTACTTTTATTATCTCGGTTAGAGCTGGCTCGTTAAAGTTAGTAATCTTACGCTCTCCGCTTATAACGGTGTTAAGGGTATGTACACTAATTAAGTGTTTTTCAGATACTACCTGACGCTCAAAGCGAGTAGTGTTAGCTTTTATCGCTCTCGTTAGCTGCTTTCCTAAGTATGGTTCAAATTTCATATTATTATTTTATCTCTTAAAGTTGTGTAGTTTTTTATACGCTCGTCAAAAAAGAAGTTCATATCTTTATCCTCGTCGCTTGTACCCCAAGTACGTTTAGCTTCTCTTAGCTCTGCTATTGTTTCGTTAACCATAGCTGCTAAAATTATTTGTTCGTCCGTTGTTAGTGTTATTATCATAATGCAAATATAGTATTTATTTTTAATACAAAGTTAACTTTTAAGTTTATTTTTTTCTTTTAATTTTACGTCTATAAGTTCAAGAAGACAAGCAAAACCTATTACAAAATTTATAACTGCGTAAACCTTGCAGTCTACTAAAGCTACCGTAAAACCGAGAGGCATTAACATTGTGCCTACTTTTAATATTTCTTTTTTCATTTTACTAAATAATAACAATTAGAGGTTGCTAAAAAATTAAACCAGTCAGCATCTGTATTATGCTCAAGCTCCTCGAAGGTGGCTTTTGAAAATTGAGAGGTTCTGTACTTGCTACCATTTACTCTAATAGTAAAGGTGCGGTCTTTTTGGTTTGCTTTTACGTTCATTTTGTTATTGTTATTGATTGTTAAAAAATGGGGAGGTTTTACGCTCCCCTTGTTTGGTTATAATCCTAATTCAATTTTAAGTAATTCAATTTTTATTTGCGGGTTTTTATAATTTCTTGCAGCTTCATCAAAAGTTTTAAAATCTTTTCCTAAACTTCTAATGTATGATATTTTATTAACGTTAATGTAATTGTATTTACCTTTAACTACGCAAACTTCGTAAGTAGTATTTTTAATTTTAAAAGGGTAAGTAGTGTAGGTAGTTTCGTTTTGTGTAAATGTTCTTGTCATTGTTTCTTTGTTATTGTACTGCAAATATAGTATTAAACTTTAATACCAAACAAGAAAAACTTTATTTATTTTTAATTTATTTTTATTTCTACAATATCCTCAGCTCCTTTACTACTGGTTATTAAAATACTCTTTATTACTTTGTATCCGTCATTCTCAAATATTATGTCCTCTATCATCTTAACCATAGCTACGCAATTAGAAGCGTCTAAGGGTCTGCTTTTAAAAGTGAAGTGGTATTCAGTATTATAACTCTCAAAGGCTGGCAGAACTTGCTTAAACTGACTTTTAACAATTAGGGTATAATTATCTTTTATTTTTTTACGCTTAGTCCAATGCATACCAGCGTACCACTTATTAAGACTAATCTTCGGTAGGTC